CCGATCTAGCAGCCACAGCGCGGCGGGACCCATCTCGAACAGTTCCGAATAGTCGATCTTGTCACCGGCCTGAGCCTTACCGGCCTTGACCGCAGGGTCGCCCTTCTGGTAATACTCAGGCATGTCGCCCGACACCCAACGCTGCTTGAACGCCTGCATCTCCTGAATGCAGAACCGTTGAAAACGCTGCTGGTCGATGGCCCTCAACGTCTTCAAGGAAGCCTCGAACTGGCCCTTGCCGTTAGGAGTGGTCAACTGCACGATAGGAAGACACCCGCAATCAAGGGCGAACTTCCAATCATCGCCGGAAGACTGGCCCTCCCACTCGAACTGCGCCTCGAACTCTGGACGCTTCTTCGAATCGTCGTTGGCAAGGTCATACACGGTATCCTCGTCATCGACCGAATCGGAAGGCAACGTGCGCGACTTGACCTCATGCTTCGCGGTACGCGAATAGACGCTCTGAATCTCACCGTCATCATTACGGACGATGCGATACAAAGTCAACCGTTCGATCTGCTCTTCCTCGGACCACCCATACACCACAGCCGAATCCTTGTCGTCGGACACAACCGTGCTCCACGGACTCAACCGTTGGATATACGAAGGATTCTCCTTGCCGAGAACCATCGCATACGCGGCACCGTAAATCGCCGCATCCATGAACATGTTCAACGAACGGACATCCATGCCACACTTATCCCACATGTCATCCGCATCCGTGCTCCGCATCGTCTTATCGGCGACAAGACGAAAACCGGTAGGATGCTGCGACGTGATTACCGCATCCGCAATCGTATGGGCCAGATTCAACGGGCAGATATCCACAAAACGCCTATACACGGCACTGGCCGTAGTGGTCGCCGCCTTCGGCACGGACTGCAACGGAACCGTCTCACGACCGTCATAAAACGTCTTCAACACACACAGGTCAGGAATACGATTCTGCAAACGCGTCGCAAGACGCGTCAACGCCAGACCATCACCACCAGGCTCGTCATCACCAGTAACAAGACTCTGCATATCAGAAGATGTGGAAGCCATACGAACACCCCAAAATCACCAGACCCGCTGCGGCATCACCCGCTGCGGAGTCTCATCCTCGAACTGGCCCAAATACTTCTCACGCGCCGCATAAGCCAAAACGCCAGCCATGCACGCATCGATCTTGTGCGGACTCTTAGGCGTCTCCTTATGAATCTGATAACCCCAACTCTTCTCACGCCGCTTCGCATTACGGAAATGCGACACAAGACGCGGGTCGGCACACAAAAGAATATTATTCGGGTCAGGCTCCCCATCCTCAACAGGCTCGGGAGCATACTCAAACGACGAATGAGCGCACTGCAACGCACGATACATATCCTGCGACCAGTTATTCGTCCAAAACTTCATCATCGAAGACTGTCCACGGGCGAACACCTTCATGCCACGCCCATACTCAGCCTCCCAGCCGCCAATCATCGACTCGAAGAAATGCGCATCAGCGAAACAGCCGATGACATTGTAATTCTCGAACATACGACGCACGGCGGCATCGAAACCATCACGGTCAACACGCCAATCAGGGTCCGCATTATCAGGACGCTGCTGCAACTTGATAAGAAACAGCAAACCATCGGACACGCGACAGCCAACCAACGCGGTCGAATCATTACGAATCGAACCATCGAACCCAAGCGTGATCTCCTCATCCTCGTCAATGAAATCCTTCCAGACCCCATCCAAACGAGACGACGAGCCGACAGCACGGCCATACAAATCCCTGTAAGCCAAATGCGATTGGATCGCAGGCTCCGTAAGCCACGAATCCTCACTCGACGCACGAGAGTTCAAATAATAACGAATCGAATCATTCGGGTCCGAATCAGGCTGGTAGATCTGCCCCATCAGACCATGAATGTCAACCCAACCATCCTTCGACGGCCCCGGCTCGACACCATCATCACGAAGCGAGAACCCCTCAACCGAATAACCATCGGCATCAACGGCCTCGATGCGCCCATCAGGAAGAATGATGTAATCCTTACCATCATCCGAATGGGCGGCAGAACCATACGACTCATACAACGCGTGCTCAAGCTTCTTCTCATCAGGAAAATCCTCGATAGGAAGCGTCGAATACCGATAGTCGAAATACAAGCCCTTATAATGCTTGGAACGGCCAGCCTGAATATCCTCCGCGATCTTCAACGTGTTCTCCGCCACACTGTTCTGACCCGGACGGAAATACGTCGTCATCTCCAACACCCAAGGGTCGGCATCCAACGAACGCTTCGGAAGATTACGCTGAACCGTCTTATACATCGAATGATGCTTCGGCAGCGTATACAGATGCACCTCATCCATCAACGCGAAAGTCTCAAGACCACCATCCTTCGACGCATCGCCGGAAGTCGTGGGAATAATCTCCCCACCCTCCGGCAAGCCGATACGGGTCTTCGTGACCTCCATGCCGAAACCCTGCAACTGGGCCAACGGGCCGGAAGTGCAGTTATAGTAAATCGAATCGAAGATATTGCCCGACTGGTCCTCGGACGTAGCCAAACACAGAATCTCAGGACGCTGGACAGGACGGCCAACAGGCTCGCCCGGCAGATAATAGTAAGTCTGACCAAGAAACGTATACGTCTCACCAGGCTTAGCCCAATGGTCGAAACGACACGGGCCAAAAGCCTCGAACAAGGCCAGATCATTACCCAAGCCACTCTTGTTGCAACCCTTCGGACGCCACAAGCTCACACGATTGAACCTGCGCCGACCATCCGGCTTCAACGCATAGGCGTTCAAATAGAACTGGATATACTCAGGACTATGAGTGACAGGCTTACCGGTCGCACCACCGCGACCGATGAGACTGAACGTCTCAACCCACCACAACGCCAAACGTCCAAGACTCCTACGCCTATCCTCATAAGTCAGGTTAGGAATCATCAAATGCATGTCAGCCAGCCGCCTCGATCTTGCGACGCCAAGCATCGATATCCTGAATCACAGCATGATTCGACCCATCCGAAGCGGCATGGTCGTCAGCCTCCGGAACATCGAACTTCAACGCACGCATCGAAGCCGGAGTCCAACCCAACTCGTCAAACAACTGGCGCACGACCGGCATCAACGTCGCATAACGACGAGTCGAAAGCATCTCATTGATCGTCGCGAAACCCAACTGGACGGCCATCCAGGAAGGAGCCGAACGCAACATCGAAGCATTCGGACTACGCCGATACTCCTCATACCAATGAGCAACCAACGGCAACCACTCCCCACCCTTGGGGAAAATCTGGTTAGCCGGAGGCAAATCAGGCCCCAACTTCCCATCAGGAATCTCCAAAACCTGATTACCGGAATCACTCGTCTTCCTGCCCATAACATCACTCCCCGCAAAGCCCCATTACGGGACGACAAGCGCGAAGCCCGTTACGGCACTACGCGCACCTGCGATGAACGACAATCCGATTAGCCAACGAGTTTTCACCACCCTGCTCCAACGGCACACGCCAAGCGCCAACCGGAAAATCATCACTCAAAACATCAACCGACCGGTCAAGCGGCAACTCACAAACCGGACACGTATGAGAACACGCGTTCCACTCGTCCTCGGCAGTCCAAAAACCAGTAGGAACACTCCCGCGCCGCCCCACACGGGCATTCGACCGAGGCTCCCACAACACCGACTTCAACGGCTGCGGAGTACGATTAGGAGCCGCACCCTCAGCCTTCAAACGCTGGAAACGCTTACGACAACGAGCCGAACAAAAAGCCTTGTCCCGACGCTCAGTCTCAAAAAAAGAGCCACACGCCAAACACGCACGACTCATACGACGCTTACGGGCACCACTGCCACTACGCCGCCAACGATCATAATGAGACCTACACATCCCATGAGCATGAACAGGCCCATCACACCCATTCACATTGCACTCACCCTCAGCTAACCGAACGCGGGATGCCTGTACCAACGAGCCTCCTCACGTTCAACCCTCTTCCTTCGCCGCGCGTCAGCCGACTCCAAACCAGTCTTGTAAGAATGATGAGCACGACAAAGAACCTGAAGATTATCCCAAGAATCATCATCAGGCCGACCATCCTCGGCACGAACGATATGATCGACCTCATTCGCATGAGCGCCACACGGACGCAACACGCCATCATCACCGATCACCGGATACTGGCAACGCCACCCGTAATAATCCAACACCTCACGACGCGTCCGCTCCCAACCCGGATTGAACCGTTCCTTACGATGCGACTTATTCCAATCGTTGGTCATCACCACTCCTCAGTGCTTCAGGAGGGAATCGAACCCTCACGTCACAGGACAACGCATTTTGAGTGCGCCGCGTCTACCATTCCGCCACCAAAGCAAAAGAAAACAGGCAATCCCCATGCCACACTCACCAAAAACATGGGGATTGCCCGTCATCTAACCCAAACCGCCATAAGGAAATCCAATGGCAAAAATGGCTTTTTACCGCCAGCCACGGCGCGCGGATGCTGAGGGAGTCGAACCCCCGGACCGTTCCCGGTCGCCACCTTAGCGAGGTGGTGCAATAAGCCACTCTGCCAAGCATCCAAAATGCAAGAGCCGCCGCAACGGCTCAGGAGACTGTTCCCGCAGACTAGGCGGGTCAGCTGAAACTAGAGCCGCCGCAAGACGACTCCGAAGACCTTTCCCACAACCTGTGGGTAGGCTGAGCACAGCATGTTGGACTCGAACCAACATCGACGGTTTTGGAGACCGCCATGCTACCAGTTGCACCAATGCCATATACCGACTTAGTTAACGTCCAAGTCGTCAGGACGTTCGGCATGGTGGAATGGGCTTTACCACCAACGGCAAGGAACGTGTATGTATATATGCACCCGTTTGGCCGTGCCTCCCCTTCGGTCATCAACCACCTGATTAAGGCAGGGAGCCTCTTATCCCCCACATGTTCCAGCGGGGATATTCGAGCAATACCATCGATCTCACAGGCAGCTACCCCCATGAAACCTAGAGCAAACCTCGGGAATCGAACCCGACAACCAAAAGGCTGTGCCAACAGGATTGCAAGTCAGCCCCAAAAAAACAAATGGCGCAGCCATATAGGCGGCACCGGATGGGACCGGCACAAGAAACGAGGATGAACAAAATCTCACGGACAATCCAAACGCAACACACTATATTCCGGGATTCATCCACCCTCAAAGGGTCCCCAGCCGGATTCGAACCGGCATCTCACCACGCATGGTCAAGAGAGCCAGAAAACCACGCGCGACTAACACTCCCACAAGAGCGATAGGAACCATGTGCGAGATCAAACGGCGGTACCAACAAGCCTCTCGCATTGGACTTGAAACCGAATCGCACCTTACCTAGGAAGATGCCATCTGCGGACAGTGAGAGATTCGAACTCCCGGACCCGTTAGAGTCGGTCGCTTTCGAGGCGACTACCTTAAACCAGACTCAGCCAACTGTCCCTAGCGGTGCTCCTTATGAACACAAACGTCCCAACGGTCGGAATCCTTAACCAAGAGACAAGGAGCACCACCGAACCGCTTGCCGGAACGACACCCACAAGGACGCCACACGTCCTCCAAAATTCATTCCGACATGCGACAGCATACTCATACCTAACGTTGCATCAACGTTGCAATGGAAACGGCGTAGAATACGGCGTGTCGCGTGGTATGCTGAAGACGATTTCAATGTGAACCCAACATCGTCGTTGTCGTGTCACGTTTCATGCGCGGACTTTTTCAGACGTCGCGCACTATTTCTACCATTGACCCGACGGCCCTGACCCGCTCCCCCGGAGGACCCTCCCCCAGCCCCGGTTAGAACGTTCGTTCGATGGTACAAATGTTCGTTCGTACAGTTGTACGTATGCGCGTCATTGTGTCGTATTCCTTATTATTTATATCTATCTTGCTCAATATTTTTTGTCCGTATTTTGGTATCTTGCTTGACTTTATTTTTCCTTGTGCTACTCAAACTCTTTTTTCATTTCATTTACCCCCTACCCATGTTGCGACACGCCGATAGAACGGCGCTGTTTCAACGTTTCGCCGTGGTCTATTTTCTTGGTTTGATTATATCCAGCTGGGTATATATACTGGAGCCATCAACCGGTTAGGCAGTCAGCCCAGCAAGGTCGGCACGGTATCCACACCACGCCACTTGCACCCGGCTGTAGCGACCGGCAGATGAAGCCGTGGCGGTTAGGTGCCTAGGCACCGCATAGCCTGACCTGAGACGGTCAGGTGGTACGCAGTTAATGCGCGTACTACGAATCCGCCATGAGTGGAACGTTGGGCACTGTGCTGAGGTGCAGTGTCCAGTCTGTGAGCGTTGCGAGTGTTTGACAAATGAATAGTGTTACCGAAGGTCGGTAGTTTGAGCTTCACCCCCTTTCTTTGGGAGGGGGTTAGGTGGCGGCGTTTTTCGGGGTGTGTGCATAATGTCCACTATGTGGGCGTGGTTGGTAGTGCCAATTTTGCCTAGGCAGTGTACGTGAACTTGATTGACAATGTAGAGCGCGAGAACTCGTAAGGGGGTACCGCCGACGTTTGGCGTAGTGTGAGAGACTACCGCCAATGAGGATAGGCCAATAGATAGGTGGCAATGCCTATGTTTTCCATGCGTGAGCATGGTTGGCGGCATAGGTTGTAAACCACGGCATAACGGGTTACGAGGGTAGACATACCTAGCGCCCCGTCAATTGCTTTATGGGCGGTTGGTCACGAACGTAGTTCGGGGACTATGCGGACAATAAAAGTCTATAGGGGGTGCGTATGCGCCTCTGCGCCACTTTGCGGGTGGTGTTAGCCAAAAAAACAAATCTTCACGGGCGTAATCCGCAAGGGTTGCGCCCTCTCGCCACCGTTTAGACCTTGATGGGGTGCGATTCCTCATGGTGGCACGTAATCAACCAAACCAAACACTAGACCTTAAGGGGGTTTATCATGATTGAAACCAACAATCTCATTGCATGTGTGGATATCGCCCACACGTTGGAATACATCAACGCCAAACATAAGAGGGATAGCGATGGTATCGCCATCAGCCCGGACGCGCGCATAACAATCAAGGGCATGAATAAGATGAGCCAATCGGCGCGTCATGCTTACACGGCATTGCTCACCATGATTGAGGGCAACGTGAGGAGCTTATGCGATAACGAATTGTTCTTCCCCGAAGGCGAGAGGAAAAAGCAGATCACAATCTACCGTATTAGGGTCACTGATGGCGTTGGAGTCAACATATCCGGCATTTCGCCGAACGGGCACGGCTTCCGCGCGACGGCAAAGTTTGAATATGATTCCATCGTGGCAAACGATAATCCTATTGCGGCGCGGTTGAATGTGAGGGACAACCAAACTCGCGTCGATATATCTGGTATCACTCTTGTATGACATGAGTGATTACACAAATGTAACCAACAAACAAGCGGAGGTTAAAAAATGACTGTCAAAATCGTAAAAGTTCGGAGCCTGACCACGTTGCCGGGCGCATACAGCAATACCGTTGACGACGGGTATTGCCGGTACGTGACGGTTGACGGCAAACGTGTGGGCGACGTGGTGAAATTTAAGCCCGATTGGGGCGGGAGCTACGTTTTTAACGAAGAATGGCACGACGGAAAACGTGGCGTGCAAATCAAGGCGCGCACATTGGCTGACCTTAAAAGGAAAATTGCCGACCACTATCAAAATTAATGTAACCAACTAACAAAAAGGGAGTATTGAAATGACCACTGATGAAATGTATGACGTTCTGCTGGAAACGCTGGGGGCCAAGGATTTTCTAAATGAATTGGTTAAAGCCCTGAGCAGCGACGAACAGCGGGAGAACTTCGAGTTTATCGCGCGTATGCACGATATCGAGCTGGATGATTCTGAAAGCGAGGACTGAAATGGATATCAAGGATATCGAGAGCGGAACTAGCCACATTGCCAATGAGGTATTGCTATTGCTGTGCAATGACAGAAAATGGCATGACTCATGGGTGGATTATGTGGCCTTTATCAAGACCAGTGATTTTTACGACAGGTGGCCGCATAAGGCCGTTGATCTGATGGCGGTTGACCTGTTCTACAGAATGCATGACGCTGGGGCGCTTGATGGACTGGGCGAGGATGCCATACTAGCCGACCATTTTTATGCGGCGGGTAGAGCTGTCATTCACACCGTTCGTGATGCCGTCAATGATGGACGGTTGCCGTTCTGACTTGTAGCCCTCTGTGGGCTATGGCGCGGCTTAGTGGTTTCTGTGGGGTGCGATTCCTCACCCGCGCACTGTGCCGTCGTATGGCAGCTAATCAACATTCTCTATCTCTATGAAAGTGGGTAATCATGTCTGGGTTTAATTCCGTTGATGATTTTTACGACGTCATGGCGGGGCGTCATGGTTTGCACGAGTCCGAACGGGGCGGCGGCACGTTGGAGTTGTATTCATTCAATGGCGCTGAGTTTCCGGACGGTTTGGACGGTTCCAGTCTTGACGTTGTCACAGCGCCGTCGCCTGAGCTTCTTGCGTACATGCGTGGGAATGATAGTCCGGTGCCGCCGTCCGGATACAGGGATATGGCCGACGAAATTAAGGGCATATGGGACGTGTACAACCACAGTTCCGCCGAAGCCGACTGGGGACGGCTGGCCGACTTGTATGACGCGCACAATCTAAGCCTGAGTGTCATTGCCGATTACGAGTTCATGGATTGGCCTGAGACGTTAGGCGACATACTGAACGGCAAAGGGTCGGATTGCTGGAATCTCGACGGTATGACGTGGCACCTGTATAGCCATGGGGAATGCACTGTCGATGATTCTCTGGGCGCATGGCCCAGCGTTGACGACTTGCTGGAATGCATGTCTTCCGATGACGTTGAGACGTGCGCCTATGCGCAGCAGTTTGTCGAATGCATGGATTCGGGCGACTATGTGGCCGCGTGCAGGGCGCTTAAGGCTCTCGACTTGGAGCTGTGGTATACAGACCTGTTTCTTACGTTGTCTCGCTGAAAATCAACCTATTCATCTGAAAGTGAGGGAAATCTAATGTATGTGCATGAGATTCGCAAGGATACGGCTGAGGATGCCGACTTGTACGAGGAACTGCGTGACGTGTGGGACGGTGTCGGCTACACTGGTCTGCCGTCGTTCGATAGCGTGCTGCCGGACATTCTGGAATGGGTGCGGTGTATCCGCGTGGCCGACACGGTATTCAACGAGTACACGTATCAGGTTTCGCGGCTGCTGTACTTCGATAGCGCGCTGGACGAAAGCAATATTGAGACTGCCGTGCGGTGGCTGTCCGACTACGGTTATGTGTCGCGCGCGTTCTGCGGTGTCGGCTATGCGATTGAGTTGACGGACGGGCATGGCGGACTGTCGGATCAGGCCGTCGTCCAATATGCGATAGACATGATTATCAAGGATGGGCGCTACTACCCGGTGTTGGATGAATCCGATTACGAGCGGCGTGAGGCCGCGTGGCTGCGGGATTACTTCGATGGCGAGGTGTCTGACGTCATGTTGGGTGGAGCTGACCGTGATGCCGTGTTTGAGGCGTGGCGGGATGATGCTGACCCGGTGTCGGGCGACATGTATCTCGACATGGAAAAGCTTCCTGGCTATATCGAGACCGCTAAGGGAGGTAAGCGGAATGCGTAAGGGTGTGAAGCTGGCTGGACTGCTGGCCGTGGGCGTGGCGGCGTTCGTCGTGGCGTGTTCGCCGGTGTGCAATCCCGTGCCGGTGGCCGACCCTCATGGGACGCCTGAACAGCAATGGAATTGGTGGCGTGAGACGTATGCGACGGCTGACTATGGTCAGGCCGACTTGGCTGGCTACACGTCGCTGTCGGATATCCCCCAGTGCGGCATGGAAGACGGTAGTACGGCTGGCGGCTACGAGCGCATATGCGAGTGGCGTGCCGTGTCCGTTGGCAATCGCATGGGCGAGTCTTACGTGCTGGTTGACGGCGGCAAGGTGCTGTCGTGGGGCGGCATAGGGAAATGAAAGTGCCGGTCTCAGGTGGGACTGCGACCGGCCATGCAATCAATATTCACTCCTAATTGCAAAGGAAAGTATATCATGTCGTTTTCATTGTTGGGTGGCAAAAGGTTTGAGTTGTGTCCTGAATATGATTCGGCCAAGTCGTTCTATGGCAAGGCTTATGTCACATTCATGGTTGACGATTCCGGCGCTAGCATGATTTTGACGTCATATGAGACGCCGATTGTGTCCCTGTATATCACTTCCAAGGGTAAGGTCGGAGGTTTCTTCTGGATTCATCGACATCCGGCTGACTTGTCTAACACGACGTGGCGTCATATCCGTGAGTTCTTCAAGCAGGCTGGACTTAAGGCCGATAGCAAGGCTCAATGCTTGCGCGATTACGCGCGTGAGGTTGACTGACATGACGTGCCTGTGGACTGCGGAATATGTTGGCGGCGCCCTCAAAATGCGGCGGCACGGATCTCAGGCTGACGCCGAAGCGTATAAGGCCGAGGTCGATGATGCCGCCGTGTCCGGTGGCGTGCTTGTCTCCTGTGAGGTCGTGGATGGCGGTACGGCGCGGCAGCGCATGGTGAACCGTCTGGAACGCGATGGCGTCGGCATGAGGTCTCGTCTCATGCGGCTGAGCATGAAGAATCTTGCGGAACTCACTGACGAGTTCTGCTGCTGATTGAAAGGAAAGAATGATGATTACCGTCGAAGAGTTGAAGGCCATGCCGTTGGATGAGCCGATCGGCGAGGATGTCGTGAATGACATCGAAGTCATGGCGAACACCGGTTTGAGCCATTTCATCAAGAAGAGTTTCGAACCTTGCGAGGGTGTCTACCGTATCGATGATTTCGGCGACTACGTGCCTTATGAGGATTGGCGGAAGTTCTGGTCCGCGTTTCCCGAATGGTGCGAGTGGGTGTTCTTTCTGCACGACAATGCGCATTCCGATGACTATTGGAATTTCACCACGGAAGTATTGGGCGGGCTGACTCCCATTGAAATCGGTGAGCAATACGACGCTTCCTCTGATTACGACATTGACTTCGTGTTCTACACGGAGGCCGACGATGAGGGGCATGTGTGATGGACGCCCATGATTCCGACGTGTGCGCGAATGTGGTCGGCAAGTCGTTGGAGGCCGTCAGATTGCTGTCGAATCTTGGGAGCGGGAACGCTCCCGATTCCGCTTACGTGCTGGCCGCTTACGACCGGTTGACGACGGCGGCGTACCTGTTGCATCAGATTATCCCTTGGACCAAGGAGGAAAAACAGTGAGCAAACATGGCTTCTTCTCCCCTATCGCCGAATACGATGGGTTCGATTATGCGTCCGGCAGGTCGTTCTGGCGTCGTCGTTCGTTGCCGTCGCTCCTGTGCGAGTGGCTTGGCGAATGGTTCCGTGGCGTGAGGGCGGCTCGCATGGGCTATTCGACCTGGCTGTACGTCCAGTGTTCCGGTGGCTGCATGATTCCAGTGGACATGCTGAACTGGGATACTGATTGGGTTGACTGAGCGTCGGCGGCGTGGCTTCGCCGCCGATGATATGGTGTCCTTAAGTCTGGAAGGAGCCATCATGGGGTTGCGTGATCTGCGCGAGCGTAACGGTTTGACGTTGCAGCAGTTGGATTCGCTTACTGGCGTGGATTTCACGCGCCTGTGGGTGTATGAGAACCATGCGGACGAGGCGCGAAACATGTATTTGGGTACGGCTGCGAAGCTGGCGCAGGCGTTGCATTGCAACGTGTTGGACCTGTATCCAGATGAGCATGTGTGGCGTGGCGGCGTGTCCGCTGGCGTCGTCGGATTGAAGAACATTCGCAAGGCACGCAGATTGACGCAGGTGGAGCTGGCCGGATTGAGCGGCATCGCACGTCCATCCATCTCCCGTTTTGAGACGAACGGTCGTCCTGTTTCGCAAATGTATTTGCGGACGGCGTTACGATTGTCTGAGGCGTTGCAATGCGACCCTGTGGATTTTCTTACGGAAGGATACTGAAATGGGCATGAGGGAACTCAGACTGAAGCGCGGCATGACGCAACAACAGCTCGCCGACAAGGCAGGGTTGAGCCAGTCACGTGTTGGCGCGTTCGAGACCGGACAACGTAATGTCGGTGGGATGAGTCTCAATGTCGCCGTGCGTATCTGCGACGCGTTGCATGTCAAGAATCCTCGCAAACTTTTGGAAGATGATTCTGATTCTGAATCTTCTGCGGATTCTAAGTGACCCGCTAGGGCTGGCATGTGTCTTTATGGCTATGCCCGCTCACGAATGAGTTGAGCCGGATAGTTGCAGCTATCCGGCTCGATTGCTCAGTAATTATTACCAATCTAACTAACTAGAGCCCTCTCATTTTAGCAAGGGGGCTGGAATGGAGTATCTGAAATGATTAGGCTTATTGACAACAGCAAGGCAGTGGAAATCTCTATCCGCGAGTGGGACGAGGAAAACACGCAGTACGGCCCCGACTGGTCGGCTGACTTCTTCGAGGTCGGCGGGTTGAAGACCGTTGATGACCCAGAGTTTGCTTACATTGTGGAGGACGTCGATTACTGCATTGAGCAGGCGAACGACATGGTGGCCGGTGTCGGTGACTTCGCAGAAGACGGCCCGCAGCCGAATCAGGTTGTTGATGTGACGGAACTCGACCGGAGCGCGTACCTAATCTGTGAAATTGATCTTTATCAGCTTTCGAGTGAGATCTACAATCACGGGTTGAACGTCAAGGATACGGAAATCATATCCGGCATGTGTCCCGAGGACACTATCAAGGTGGTTTTCATGGATGGTTCGGCATGCTGTGTGGGTATCGACCCTAATTTCCCTCTTTGCGTCAACTTCTCGTATTATGCGGATGAAAGCTGTCGTGATGGTGAGCTTTCGACGAGTTGCCATGATTTCGAGGGCGAGTTGGATTATCTCACCGGTGTGAAGGACATTTGCGGCGGATTGCGCTAGTCGCGTCTGCCGGTTTCGATTGTTTGGTTTCAGGGCGTGGCGATTGTGCCGCGCCCTTTGTTTTCAACGTTTTCTTTTTAAGGGGTTTGAAATGTCTAATAAGGTTAACGGTTTATGGGCCGTCAATTCTGATGGTGTTTTCATGTTTTTCAATTCCGTTGACAGTCCGAGCGTATGGCGTTTCGTCATGTCGGGTGACGTCGAGTCGTGGCGTATGGTTCCTGGTGTCGTCAATGCTCAGGCGGTGCGTGGTGTTGCCGCCGTGTATCGTGCCGAGGGTGGCGTATGGCTTGACCCTAACGGGGCGGATTATGCTCAGGCCGTTCGTGAGATCGGTGACGTGCCGTCAATCGTGGAACGTGGCGGATTGATTGCGTCCGATGATTGCGGGGATTATACGGTTCATGGCGTGAGTCTTCCTGATGTTGACCGTGAGCGTGGCTGGGTGTTGTCGTGGGAGCATGGCGGCATGGTTGTGTCTCGTGACGTTTCGTTTCTGACTCCGGTTGAGCAAGATCATCCTGAGATGTGCGAGACGTATGATGATCTGCCTGTTGTCGAACCGGTGGCACCTGTCGCACAGTCGATTGAGGCTGTCGAACCGGAGCCGGTTACGGCTGAGATTCCCGAGATTCCGCCGCAGACTGAGCCTCATGAGGTGGTTGCCACTTCCAGCGCGGTCATAGTGCGCAAGGTGGTGATTCCACAGGCCGTCGCGTCGCGTATGTCGCGTTCGATAGTACGGGTGGTGTGATCGCGTATCGCGACTATTACACGGACGTTGATACGCGGCTGGAAGAGCAGATTGCCGACTATCTCGCCGCCCATAATCTCAAGCTTGCTGCGTGAAAAGAATTTGCCGCCACTGTTCTGAGCGGTGGCGGCACCTTAATTACCTCTATCAAAAATAATCAGGCAAACCATAGTGTATGTGGTTTGCCGGAAAGAAGCAAACCAAAATGACCACCGCAATCGACATCAACACCAACGAGAACATCTCCATCAAACCAATCGCAATCTACCAGAGTGACGCATTTGACGTTCTCCTCCTTGCCGACGCGAATACCGGCAAGGGCATCTGGAGGGGTTTCGACTACCAGTGGTATACCGACCCGGAAGACGGAGACCTCGACCACGACGCCGACAAAATCGAAGACGTGTACGGCGCAGACGAAGAAGAATGGGAGGTCGCGGCAAACGCGAAGCTTGCGGAATATGGTTTTAAGCTCGGCGACTTCGACGAGAAGGCCGGAGACCGTTACACGCTAGTCGAGGCCTGACATGACGCGCAGCAAAAACAAGCGACTTCGCCTCATCCCATCACACCTTCCGCTCATCCGCGACAAGCTCGCCGACTTCGCCCAATACAGGCTTGGGGAACTCGGCTCGCAAACTCAATACGAGGCCATGATGGCCAACGCCTGGAGCATGACCGATCAGATCAGAACCGCGCAATTGTGGTGGGTCAGCCGAGATATGACGCGTCTGGCCGAGGACACCGTGCAGGCCGGAGATTTTCCGGAACCCGATCCGCCGGCGCAATGCGGGATGATTTTTTTCGAGGGCGATGTGCAGCACATCTCATTCCGCTTCGATAACGACGGGTTCGGCGAAACTCGCGTAGCCGCGATCCTATGGCAGGATGTGGGGCGCGAGAGCGTCAAGATATCGGTGTTCACCGACAATCCCGTGGGGATCAGGGAGATGCACGCCGATTTATTCGGCCTCCCCATCGTCTCGCTCGCCCCCTCCGTCGTCCGCGAGAACGACGGGAGTTTCCGGTGGCTCTGCGGCCTGCTGCGCGCGGTGTGGGCGTTGAGCGCGGAACCGCATATCTGCGAGGCAAAACCGGCGAAACCCGATATGGCGCATCCGCTGCCGCAGCGTTTCGACCCGGAAATCCGCAAGGTCAAGATGCTGGTGCTGCGTGAGAATCTGCATCGTCCGGGCGGAAGCGCCGATGATGACGAGCGGGTGCGGCGTGAGTATTCGCATCGTTTCATCGTGCGCGGCTTCTGGAGGGATCAGGCGTATGGTCCGAATCATTCGTTGAGGCGTAGGCAGTGGATTCCGCCATTCGTCAAGGGTCCGGCTGATAAGCCTTTGGTTTGCAAGGAGACGGTGCGCATATGGAGACGTTGACCGACATGATCGCCGGTTTTCTCGCCGGCCTGACGCCGGGTACAAGGGCGCAGTATCGGAGCGTCGTATCGCGATGGCTTCGCTGGTGTTCGGATAATGGCATCGACATGCTGCGGGCGAAGCGCACCCATATCGAGGTGTTCGCCGCCTATGACGACGGCATGCGGCCAGCAGCGAAAAACACGGTGTGCAAGAATCTGAGCATCGTATGCTGTCTCTACCGCTACCTCTGCGAGGAGGGATATATCGACTGCAATCCGGGCGAGCATGTGCGCAGGCCGAAAATGTACGGTCATTCGGATGGCACGTACCTCACCCGTGAGCAGGCTAGGCTTTTTCTGGCCGAAGCGCGTGGTATGGATGCGCGGACGGATGCCCTGTGCAGTCTGCTGCTGTTGACCGGTGCGAGGGTCGGTGAGGCGCTCGGATTGGATGTCGAGGACTGTCATCTGGATGACGGGCGTCCGTGGGTGCGGTTCGACCGCAAGGGCGACTGGTCTCAGCGTGTGGCCATTCCCTCCGAGGCGTCCGAGGCTCTCGCACGACTCATTGGCGGGCGTAGACATGGCGCGGTGTTCCGTGAGGATTCCGGCGCGCGTCTGCGACAGCAGACCGCCGTGGGCATCGTATCGTCCGTGGCGTTGCGGGTCGGCGTGCCTGGAATCTCGCCGCACTCGCTGCGGCGAACGTTTTGCACGCTCTCCCGTGACGCTGGCGTGCCGGACAGGGATATCATGGCCGCAGGTGGGTGGAGCAGTCCGCAGATGCTCGACTATTACGACATGTCCCGTCGCGGGCTGAATGGCAGAGCTGGCGATGGATTGCAGGATTACCTAGGCAAGGAGGATGACGAAACCGGATTCCAGCGACTTGCGAACACTCGTTAAAACACTGATAATACAAGGATTGACAAAATGAGATTGAGTGATTTCCCTCGACGGGTCGGCCCGCTTTCCGACGATGTGAGGTGTTTGTTCCAAACGCTTAGAGATATTACAGACCGTGCGTGGTTTTTGGCTGAACATTGTGACCCGTATGTTAAGCAGCTGATTGCTAACGGAACGTACGATTGGGACAGGCGTGAAGAATTTAAGACACGTGTGAAGGCTGAGATGTTGGTGTCGCTCCGTGTTAACCCGGAAGCTATCTATCACGCCATTTATTCAAGCACGGATGCGGATGTTAAGTGGTTTGAAGATCATATGGAGCCGGCTTGCAGGGAGGCTTTGGAACTTGCGCGTAGGGAAGCGGACGATCCGTCTTGGATTGATGGATTTTCCCAACGTGTGCAGGGAGATTGTTTGATTTGCTGGTATGCGCGTTGGCATCCGGAATCTGGGTTGAGTATTCCGACGAGAGAGCAGTGGGATGATTTTTTGGAGGAATTGAAATCCAAGGGTGTTGATTACTGAAAAATAGTGGGGGTGGTTTGAATCCGCCCCCATTCATATGCCATTGTAGACTACTCAGACGGCGCTTAACGCAGCGTGTAGCCAATTGTCCACCAATTCGGCTTCGTTGACTGGCTCGAAACACCATGCGTCCAATCCGACGTTGATCTCATTATGATGCCTGCCGAACTCAAGCGGGTCATACGCGTGCGTATGACCATGCAGAAGCAGCGTGTTGTTCACGTATGGTAGCGCGTATTCGGCCAATTCCGGCGCGTTCCAATTGGTTGAGACTGCGCCTAGAGGTCTGCTTTGCATGAAGTCCTCACGCCATTGGAAGTGGCTTAAAAATACCGTGTGTGGATTGTTGCCCCACCCGTCTCTGATTTCGGTGATGCCGACTCTTCCGACTTCCCCGAACACGCTTGCCAACTTTTCCAGCGTGCGGCTGGAACTGTGCAGTTCGTGGTTGCCGAGGATCAAGTGTCTGCGTTTGCGTGGAACCTGTAGATTCTGGATGCGCATTATCGCCTGGTCTACGCTCCACGTGCTGCCGGAACTGATGTCTCCCAGGATGTAGAGTTCGTCTTCCTTGCCGACATATGTGTTTATCGCTTGTACGATGTCGGCATCGTGCTTCCGCCAGTCAACGCGATCCTTGAGTTGTCTGCCGTCGTGTTCGGCCTGTTGTTTGATTGATTCGTCGCGAGCGTATCCGGGTAGCGCGTAACCGCGTAGCGCGGCCACGAATGGGTGTGCGAAATGCAGATCGCTGGTGAACCATTTCATGCGTCCGACTCCCTCGTATCGTCGTGTTGCATATCCCACTTGTCCAATGTTCTGAGCAGGTCGGATAGGTCGAAGTATTCATACTTTAGATGTTTCGTTTTCCCGCCGCGTGTTCGGTATCCTATGAGCAACAGTTCTGGATAGTCGCATGTATCGCAGAGACGCATTCCTTCTTCCTGAAAGGAGTAGGAGGTCACTTCGATTGGCTCGTTGTCTGACCCGTCGAACAGTTTCGGTGATTCCACGGCGATCACGCGCATGAGCAGTTCTTTGGTGGTTGGTGACGTCATTGTGTCTCCTTTTTCGAATCTGACCATTTTGTTGACGTCAACAAAATGGTCTACCTGTCTGTGCCATGATGCGGGCTAAGCTGCTCTCCACGTGTTCGTCTTCTACCTGTAGTTCCGTGTTCTCGTGTACGGTTGCTTTGATATCGTCGTTGACTTGGTTCGACAAGTGCAGGATGATGTGAACGTCCTTACTGTACTCCAATGGTTTGTCTGCTTTGTAGGGGAAGTAAGACGTGAAACTGGGCATGATGGCGTAGTCGGCGCGGATTTCTTTCAGCGTGCCCGACATGACGGTGCCATGCTTGCCGTTGATGGTGATTCGCTTGCCCAAGTGCGTGGCGTTCAGATGGTCCGCTGTGATTATCTGCTTGTTCACCAGAGCCAACCTCCACCGACGAACTGCCAACAGTCCGAGTCCGCTTCAATCTCGATGATTCGCAAGTCCGGGAATTTCTCGCGGGTAAGCTTGTTTACGCGTGTCTCCGCTTGTTCGCGTGTCGTGTAAACGCCCATGATGCTTACAAATCCTGCGGTGTATGATGTTTCGCCCATGTGCATTGGGGTGTCAGTGAACGAATCGGGATTATATGGTTGATCCCGGTACTCGATGTATTCGTTGTGATCCTGTGCGTTCGCAGTTACTAGGTAGATTCGCATGACGCGCTCACTTTCCACTGATTTTGATTGTCTCGCTCATTCCGCGTGGTCTCCTAGTTCTCGTTGGTAATTCTTTTGAAGGATGTTTTCGGGCGTGGGAATGTGCTGCCGTTGCTGTTCGTGATCTCTTCCAATTCCATGAACTCTTCGACCGACATGTTGACGCTTGCGTTCGTGCAATTATCCGTTATCTTGATGTATCCGTTGGTTTCGTCGCCGTATCTGTCATACGTATGGATGATCTGTAGGGTCACGCCATTCATGACGTTCGCCCATGTGATTATCAGTCGTGAGGAGATGTACAGACCATCTGACTCCATCTTGTCGGTGTTTTGATAGTGGAATCCGAGTTTTATCAGCTTGTTTTCCAGTTCGTCTGTTTCCTTGGTGAAGTCGAGTACTTTCATTGTGCCTCCTTGGTGATGTTGTCCTGTGTCGTGTCGATGACGCACGCCACATCCCCGTTGTTGGTGTTGCCGCTGATCTGCAATTAGTCTCCGAACTTTTCGAGAATGAGTACGCCTATGACGCCGATAATCCAAGCGATTATCAGGATGATTGTGATACCGGCCAGTGCGAGTAGTGGTATCCAAATGGGTGAGATCACCCATATCCATGAGTATGGGAATTGTCCCATGATTTTCAGGAGTGCCAGCACGCCGGACAATAGTAGTAGGATTGGTGAGCAGTTGATGTTGACTTTCACTTCAATCCTCCGTGTAGAAGGTGAGAACGTGTAGTTTCTTTCGGGCGTCCAATCGTTCTCCGAACATGCCGTACTGTTTGACTGGTTCGATTTGGTCTCGCATGTGATGCGCGTGGTAGGTGATGGTCTTGCCCTTGTCGGTGATGCTGATAGTGGCGGTCATCGGATGACTTCTTCCACTAGGGCGAGATTGCTTGCCGGAATGGTTTTGCTGACGCCGTTTCTAAGGTTCTTGAACGTGAATGACAATGGTTTCATGCAGTTCTCATCTTCGAAGTCGATGATGCATTCCATGTCATTCCAATGGTCAACCCATTTGGAGCCGACCAATCTGGGGTCGGCGTGAGTGTAGACGATGATGCCTTTCTTATGGTCGGTGTGCGAGTATGCGAATCCGAGATCATTGAGTTTGACCGCGTATGGCGGGTTGGAGAGGTCGATGTTCATGCTTGTTCCTCCTGTAGGAGCATCCAAATGTTCGTTTCCTTTTCGGGGTTTCTGACGGCGAGCTTGTACACGTCGGACAGCCGGTAGCGTTGCTTGCGCGTGTCTTTGACTGGCGTGACGGGTTTCAGGTCTCCCCTGCTGACCCAACTGCGCATGGTGCCGGGTTTGACGATGATGCCGCATTGCAGGAGCAGTCTGCGGATTTCGGTCTGCGTGCCGGTGATGTGCGTGGCGAGGAGTTTGCGTCGCCTGTTCTCACGGATGGCGGAGACCGGATACACTTGTCCACAGTCGGGGCATTTCGGTGCGAACGTGGCGTTTGGAATGACTTTCACGATGCGATGGCAGTCGTCGGTCGGGCATTCGCCGATGATGATCTGGTCTTCGAGGGTGAAGTCGAGGAGTTCCTGGGCCTTGCGTCGGATACGGTGGATGATTCGCGCGTAGGTTGGTGTTGCCTTGCTGGTCTTCCACTTGTCGGTGAGCCGGATGTTGCGGATGAGTGTTTCGAGTTTCCGGTCGTATGGGGCGGTCACATTCAGGCATCGCGCGTATTCGTTGATGATGTCACGGAGGCTTGGAATGTCGTCCATGCCGTTGCCTTCGATGAGTTCGAACGCGGTTTCGCGTAATGGTGCCGGGGAGGTGGCGAGTCCGTTATGCCCGCCGCCTCCGCCGTTGCCTGTCTTGTCCATGCGGTTTGTGCGCCATTCGAGGTCTTGCAAGTGGTTTTCGAACCATTGCAGATCGAATTGGAGTTGGGTTTCGCAGGATGTGCAGAGGATATGCTTGTCGTCGGTTGTTTTCCAGCATGCCGCGCATGTGGTTTGCGTCAAGTGTTGGCTCCTTGGTTGCGTTTTGGGTGTGTTTGGTCTTGTTGCCTCAACCCTTTGTTTGCAACCGTTGGGCGACTTGTCTAGTATAGTGTGTGTGTCAGATTAGCGTTGGCTGTTCTCCTTCCGTTGGCGTGGCTGGTTCGGGGTCGTTGCGGTGGGCTTCGATTTGGAGTACGAGCCTCCTGTCCACATGCAGCAGGCGGCTTATCTCGTCCGCGTCGTAGTCGAGGTCCGCGTAGTGGAGGACCTGGTTCCGTAGGCTCATTCGTATTCCTTCTCCAAGTGTTCTTCGTACAGTATGACGAACACGATCATCACGTATGCTCCGCAGAGGAACGAGAGTATCGCTATGGATATAGGGTTCGCGTTGGCGGTGATTTGTATGATGATGATTGCGATCATCGCTATCGCGTTGACCGCGTAGGACGCTTTCTTGATTATGTACATGATCTTCTCCATGTCTTTGCTCATTCGTTTACCGCCTTCCGTGCGATTTCGAGCATTTCACGAGCGTCCCTGAGATAATTGGCTCGCATCTCCGGCTCGGCCAGAGTCCAGAAGCAGTCCTCACTGGGCATGACGTCTTCCCAGGCTGGTGCCATGTCCAACCACAACAGTTTTTTCGCCACGGCTTCGACCTCGGCTTCAGCCGGTGGAGCGGAACGTCCGGCCATGTACGCTGTACCAGCAAGCTCCCGAACCGTCTGAAAAGTCAAATCATCATCCACGCCACGCTCGTAAGCGTCGGCCTCGTCAAGCATGATGCTCAATTCGTCCTCTTTCCGTTCGCTTCTATCATCGCGTACAGCATTTCCGATGCCGGTCGATGCCGGTAGCTTGGACTTCCGTTTCCGGTCATGTCATGCAGTTTGATGAGCTTGTCGCCCTTTTTGGATGGAACAAGCACTTGGTCGATGTTCCTTGGCAGCCGATAAGTGGTGCGTAGCGTCTCGGCGAGTTCCACCGTGGTGACGAGATAATTCAAGTCGCCGTAGAACGTCAGGCCATGCCCCGACTCGAAATCAGCCATGCAGCTTTTAACCTCGTAGCACTCGAATCTTCCCAATTCCACACTGGTGGGTTCGACAGCGTAGTTCGGCGTGAAAGGCTTGAATCCCACATAGTCGATACGCCTCCAGTTCTGAGTTCCCTTGTCGAAGCTGACTTCGGAAGCCCAGTAGGCCACGCGATTGTTAAGCCGCTTCTCTACCAGCTTGGACAACATGGCGGTGGTTTCAGCCCTGCTCATTTCGCGTCCTCGTTTTGCCTGGTGGTTTCGGTTTCATGTTCATCGAATGAGACTGCTAGCCTCACGTGGCTATTCATGATTGCGATGGGAACAGGCTTGTCAGGCCGCGAAACGGATACGATGCCGGAACCATCCGTATAACTCACAGCAAGCCCGTAGATACCGTCCCCGCGTTCTTTCCATCCGCTTTTCAGGTAGCATGTTTCGTTCGTATCGAGTTCCACACGTAGACCCATGTCATGCGGGAGGAATTCCACACGTAGACCCATGTCATGCGGGAGGAATTCCACGCGTAGACCCGTGTCATGCGGGAGGATTTCTGGCACACTGCTCTTTTTCGTGTCCTCGCTTTGCTTTTCCTCGCTTTGCTTTTCGAGAACGTAGACGTTCGTGGCGCCGAATTCGCCAGATGGAAAGTTCGTTGGCGATATGGCATCCACCCGTGAAATCTCCCAACCATCGCTCAGCAGCTCTTCAAGCCTCCCCTGGTTTTTTAAGCGATAGTAGCCGTCACAATGCTCCCAAAACAGCGAGCAAACCTTGTATTGACTGCTCATTTCGTATCCTTCCTTTTGTATTCGTTCACGACGTGTTTCCAGTTGATGCTTGCATCCATAGGGTCGCTGTACCAGTTTGTAGAGAGGTGTTTTCTGGGGCATTGGAGCCGGTATATGGTTGTTGTTTTCACGGCTTTGAGGGTTTCGTAGTATTTCTCCGTCTGTCCTTCCGCGAGGACGGGTAGTCTGCCGCACATTGGACACCCGTATCCGCTGTATTCGCGTTTGAACCACATGACTATTCCTCCGCGTCCTCGATTGGCTTGCAGTCATGTGGTGTCGGGCTTATGTCGCTGATCGTGCAGGCGTATGATTGATTTCCGTCGCGCATGATGATGGTTCTTTCGGTTGTCACTTCTTTCCATATGCAAACGCAGAAGACAATGAATATTGCAGCCGCAGCCACCACCATCAGTCCGGTCAGCAGGTTTTCGGCAATGTCCGACCAATCCGGTTTCCATTTCATTTTTTCGCATCCTCGCTTTGATTTTGAGCAGCGTTTCGCCCTGTTCGGCTCAGCATAAAGCCGTCCAGATAGAGTTGGAAAAGGCTCACGTACTGTCCATGGTCGATGTCGTCTTCCGGTTTTGCATACCGTTGCATGTTCAGGAGTGCGACCGGCAGTCCGGTGTGTTCCTCCCGTTCGATGTGGAACGGTATTTCCTCCTGACCGTGGGAGTTCTCTCGGATGGCCACACCGTAGTCGCCAACCTGTGGGTGCATGTCCGGGCTGCTGTCATCGATGTCTTCATAGTTGAGATAGGACGGCAGGGAGCCGGTGTAGCCAAGCAAGGAACGGCAGTGATCGGCTGTCTTTTCGTATGCGTTGATTTGTCCCTTCACGACACCATATGCGGCCATGTCACGCTGCATCAGAAGAGCATTTGCAAGCCGCAGACCTTCGATCTCACGCTGCTCGCACCAGTCGATGACTTCCTGCAATGCTTTGTCTTTTTCACTCACGTTCGTTACCATGGTGTTCCTCCTTGTCTTGTGGATTGGAAGTGAATATCGCCGCCACTATCGCAAACAGTGTCAGCATCGCCAATACCGCCATCACGCCCAAGACGATGACGATGAAAACGCTTGAAATATTCCAGCAGACTTCGGTAAGACTCATGCGCTCATCTCCTTGAGGATGTTCACGGCTTTCACTCCATTGGCCAGATGCTTCTCACCGGCATTCACGCTGATGATTACCGGCTGGTATACGCCTTCGACCGTCAATGATTCGCGGATTCCTTCCGTCGCGCCTCGTAGTTCCTTACGGAGCTTCGACGGCACATGTTCCAGATACCCGTCGATGATCGTGCCCTCGTCGAGTTGGACTATCGCCCTATGCCCGGCGAGTATGTTCGCGGGCAGTGTCCGCCAGTCCGTCAATGATTCGTGCACGTCGCTCATTGCCACATTCCTTTCTCGTTGGTGTCATAGCTGGTGCAGTCGAAGATTCCGGCGAGTTTTCTCGCGTCCCGTCTCGCCTGCCGTAACGCCTTCTTGAGACTGCCGTTGTAGGCACGCCGCGCCACATACCGCCATGTTTTGTTGTGACTGTTCCAAGCCCATAACACAACCGCGCATCCAACCAGCGTGTGGTCGGGCATTCTGTAGAATTTGCGGATGCTCACGCAATATTCCTCATGCTCTGTCATTGGCCTGCCTCCTTCCTTTGCTGTTTGGCGAAGTAGTCGCTTATCACATCATCGACTTTCAGCACCTTGCCGACTGCGAGAAGCCAAAGTTCCAATGCTCGGCTTGGATATGGCGTGTCGCCGGTGGTCAGATGATTTTTTGGGCACTTGTAATGCATGACGATCTGGTTCTTGTCTGTGATGCTGCGTCCTTCTATGCGGACTGGGCTTTTGCCGCAGTACGGGCATTTGACGTATCGGACTTTCCTATGCTTTCTGTTGAACATCCGTGGACTCCTCCTTGAATGATGCTTCCAACGTGTCGGCGAACACTTGCAATGCGTGTTCCACCTTCTTGTCGAAATCCTTCTGCACGTGGGCTGGGACACTGCCTTTTCCATGGTTTCCAATCGTTTCGCCGGTGGTCACGTACACCGGTACGTCCACATGAACTTCCGCAATATCCATCGGCGGGTAGAACGCCGTCACATGGAATGTGACGCGGGTGGTTCCCACTTGTATCTCTTCGCTCATTTGCTTTTCCTTGGGTTGAAGGTTTCAATGATTCGCTGCGGGGTCTCGCCTGCCGTGCGCACCTCATACGGCCTGTGACGGAAGTCGGCGCTCTCCTGCGCCACATCCGATGCCTCTTGGAGCGTCTTGTACGCTCGGCATGTGTGCAGCCCCGTATCGCCCTTCGGCCAGATGATGTATCCGGTCACTGGTATTCCTTCACGGTGTCGCAGCCGATGGTCGTGCCGTGGTCGGTGAGGCAGACCCATGTCACGTCGCCGGTCTTGACCGTCTTCATGCCGTAATCATGATGCGTGCCCACATACCAGTACGAGTAGATGCTTACTCCCATCAGGAAGAGCGTTGCGGCGAGGGATACCACCAGTACGACAATCAGAATTTTCTCGACCTTGTCCAAGTCGTCCATCACTCGCCGTCCTTTGCGATGGCGGCACCCATGGCTTCCCGATACTTCTTCGTCCGTTGGAACCGGTCGGCGAGTATGTGCGCGGCCCTGTCGATGATCGCGTCCTTGCGTTCTTCGAGGAAGCTTTGCAAAGCGTTATCCAGCAGCTTCTCCCACATGAGTTCCCGCGAATACACGCTGGAATGCGCGAAAACACTGTCCACGGCGTTTTTGGTGAGCTTGTTAAGCACGTCCGTATAGGCGGATTCCTCAATACGGTTCTGAATGGCCTTGTCGTCAATGCCGATGGCGAACTGCACGATATGTTCCATGATTACTTTCCTTCCTTCTCGATCTCATTGATCTTTTCGGCGAGCGCCAAACGTACCGTCCATGCGGTTCCGCGCTCGAGTTCCAGCCAGAATCGTCCGAGATCGGCCCAGTTCTCAGTCGCCAGTATTTCGAGAAGCCTATCGGCCTTGGCGTTGGAGGCGCAGGCATTCTCTCTGCTCCATGCGGCGATTGGCGGCACGTTATGGTCGAGCGCGTCATTGATGAACCAGAGCGCCTTCTTGAGGTCTTCCACACCGTTCTTGTGTTGCCATCTGAAGCAGTATTGGATGGCTTGGCCCCAGTCGGAACTAAGCAGTCTGGATAGTTCGATGCATTCGAATGGGCCGTCCTTGTAGTGGCTTGGATTTATGTTGTCAGTCATTTAGCACCATCCTTGCCTTCTCGAATGCCTGGTTCACGATTTCCATGTGCAGTCGTTCGCCTTCCTTGGTTGTCTCGAACCGATCGTTCACTTGACGGATAAGCTTCTTGCGGAGCAGTGCCCTGCCGGTCTGGTTATCGACGGCCTGATATTGGCCTTGCATGTTGCTCACGTCAGTGAGCATTTCCTGCTGTTTCGGGCTGAGTGTCTGCATCATCGGTTCCTTTCGCAGATGGTTTCCAACGTCGGGTGGTATTCGTATGTGAGTGGATGCGAGTAGTAGTCGTTCCAGTACTTGTTGAAGTTTCGGTTGATGCCACGTTGGACGATGTTTGGCCGTCGTGTTGGCTCTTCCTTGTCTAATCGTTTGATCGCGTCGGCGGTCTCGATGCCTTGCTTGGTTGGCTTGTAGGTGCCGTCCGCGAGGGGGATGATGAGATTCCTGTCGATGAGGGAGCCTAACGTGGCTAACGGTTTCGCGTAGAATGCGGATGATGGCATTCGATGCGTTTCGACGATGTGGACAAGCATTGACGCTTGTGTGTTTCGTAATCGTTGTCCGTGGATGGTGTAGACGTTTCGTTTCATGACTGGTTCCTGTCGTTCATCGTCCGGTCGAACCGAATCCGTTTCCCCCGCGTTCCGTCGTGTCGGTGAATTCGACGACCTTGCGGATTCTGGGGGTTTCCACCGGCGTGATGACGAGTTGCGCGATACGGTCGCCGCAACGGAAGTTGATGCGGCTGGTGGATGTGTTATGCAGGATGACTTTGATCTCGCCACGGTATCCGGCGTCGATGATGCCGCCGAGGATGTCGATGCCGTAATTCCTGGCAAGGCCGGAACGTGGGCAGACTCGTGCCATGTAGCCTTCGGGCAGGTTGATCGCGATGCCGGTTCTCACTGTGATGCGGCCTAGTCCGTCGATGTGGAAGTCTTCGATGCAGTGTAGGTCGAGTCCGGCGTCCGCGTCGTGAGCGCGGGTGACTGTGGCGTTTGGGGTGATCGGTTGGATTTCGAGGGTTTCTAGGGTCATTTCACTGTCCTTGCTGGTTGCTGATGGTTTTGTATTCGGAGATGTCGCGGTTGAGGCAGTCGGTTGTGCGATGCGTGGTTTCGTGGCCGCAATCGTATGGGTCGCCGCCGTGGGCGAGTTGCAAGAGGCGGAAGCTGGTGAGGTCGAGTCGCCGGTGGCTGAGCTTGTGGAGGATGCCGCTCGTGTTGGGCATGTTCACGTCGAGCCATCGGATATCGAAGTGGACGTTGGTTCCGGCTGGATGCATGAGACCGGGGTCGAGGCCCGTATCGACGAGCCAGACAAACATCTGCTGGTCCACGTTTCTGAGCGTGTCTTCCGCGTTCATGCATTCGCCGATGAGTCCGTTTCTGGAATGCATGTCGATGGTCGTGCTGTTGAACGCGCGGATTGGCGTGTTGTCATCGAAACGGATGACCCTATGGAATATCAGGGGGTCGTCGGCAAGTGGCACCTGAAGGCCCTTCATGTCGGTGATTCTGGCTTCGACTTCCAGTAGATTGTCGGACATTGGGTCGAGTCCGCTGGTTTCGACATCGAACCAGATGAGATAATTGTCGTCCATTGTTGGCTCCTTGGATTCACGTAATCGTTGGATATAGGTTTCCAGTCCGGTCAGGTCCACATGCGTGGGAGGCTGTGGTTCGAGTTCCTTGAGGATTTCGGCTTCCTTGTCCATCCGCCGCGTGTAACGCCAGTAGGCGGCTTTGCTTTCACGGATGCCGTACTTGTTGGTTTCCTTCCATTTGCTCATGGTGTTTTGAACAGGTCTCCCAGATCGTCGTCCACGGTTGGCTGGCGTGTGATGGGCTTGGATGCGATTTGCGGACGGTCGGCCTGTTCGAGGGCTTTGCTGACGGCTTCGCCCAACTCTTTAGCTTCCCGCGCGGTGCCGAAGATGACGCGACGTTTGAACTCCCAATAGTCGTCCGCCGTGACGTGATGCTTGGCGGCGAGCTGCTGGATGGTGTTCTCGTCGGGAATCCGGCCCGCACGAATTTTCTTGCAGAGGATGTTGACGTCGGCAGCACGCATCCACTTGTCCGATTTGGTCGCATAGAATCTCACGACCGCCGTCCGCATGTCTTGGATGTTGTTGCGCTTGTCGAGTTCGCGGTAGAACTCGTCCAATTGCAGGTCGTCCCATTGGGCGTTGCCGTGATGCGCGTTGATCGTGGTCAGCAACATCGCGGCCTCTCCTTTGGTTATCATCCTGTTCCTCCCATCGCCCGTTGGCGTTCCTCGTCGCTCATGTACTGCCATGCCCTGTTGAGGTTCGCCATGCGGTTCGATTCGTTGCGGCTCATCATGGTCGGATTGGTGCGGAGGGTGAGGGATGGTCGGATGTCGTATTCGTTTTCCCATCCCGCCGCGTTGAGCCATGTGGCCGCGTATTTGACGTATTTGGGTTCGGTTCCTTCGATCTCGACCTGTCTGGCATAGGCTCGGGCGCTGTTGATGATGGTGTCCGCGCCTGTGTCTTGGATGGCGTTCTTCCATGCTTTCCAGGCTGGACGCTTGTCAACGTGTCGTGGATACGCTTTCCAGAAGGTTTCGAAATCGGTGGAATACTTGTCGTCGGATTCCTGTCGTGCGCGGCTTCGGCGTTTGCTTGCCGTGTTGCGGGCCGTCCGGTCGGCGAGTTCTTTTCTGGTGTGGTTCCCGTTCGACTGGTATTCGTTGATGCGCACGCCGGTGATGGTCTGTTGGAACAGGCCGAGGTCGATGAGGGTTTCGATCTCCTGTTCGGATGCGCCAAGCGTGTACGTCAGCTGGTCGGCGTCGATGTCTCCATCCGTGAGGTTGCAGCTGCACCAGCTCAATGCCATGACGTAGATGAGCGCCGCTCTTGGCATTTCGTCGCGGAGTCTGCATATCCTCGCGTCGGCCCAGAATCCGTTGTCGAGTCGGGTGTAGCCGTCCCTCACTTCAGATTCTCCCGTCATGTCATGAGTCCTATCCCGATGTCGGTGAAGATGGTTATCGAACCGCCCTCCACTAGGGTCATGCCCAATATCCACATCCAGTCGCCTGACGGCCTGTTACGGTCGATGAGGTCCAACGAGCAGAGCATGATGACGAATCCGATGGCACTGACGATGAGGGCGCATGTGGCGACTATCGCGGTCATGATTGTCCTTCCGGTCCGAGTGGCAGTCCGTCGTTGAGGATGAGGGCTAGGTTCTCCAAGGTGATGCAGACGTATTGTCCGCTCCGCCCGATGAGGTCGATGTCGAATTTTTCAGTGAACCGTCCGGTCAACGCGCACATGGTGTGGTAGGTTTCCAGATCCGTGTATGCGAGCTGTTGGCCGATTCGTTCGAGCGTGGACAGGCCGACGCGTGGCTTCTTCTGCACGACCCACGGGTAGGGGCTGTCAAGGTTTCCGGCCTCCTCGACCGCCTCGTTGTAGTGTTTCGTGGCGTCGAGGCGTTTGGTGTTCTTGACTTCCACGCATACCGGCTGCCCGTGGAAGAAGATGTTCGCGATGTCGCCTAGGTCGTCGCTGCCGTGGAGACGGCGGCGGATGATGCGTTGGTCGCCCAACGCCCATTGCAGGTAGTGTTCCACCGCCGTTTCCATTGCCGTTCCGGCTTTTTTGGCCGACTGTCGGTTGCGTGACATCAGAACGCCGGTTCTCCTGCGGGCTGACTAAATCCGTCGAATCCGCTGCCACCCCACGGGTCGGGGCCTGCCTGCTGCGGCGTGGCGGGAGCGGCTGTGGATGTGGTCTGGCGTTGGCCGCACTGCTGGCTTGCGTTCACCAGCTGGGCGGTGCCCCATCGGAGACTCGGACCGATCTCGCGGACGTTGACCTTCTGCGTGTAGTGGGTGACGCCGGACGAATCATCGAAACGATCATCGGACTCGTTGCCGATGACGATATATTCGTCGCCTTCCTTGATGCTGTTCTGGATGTGCGTGGCGAGATCGTTCCATGCTTCGCAGGTGCGTGAGCAGGATGCGCCGTAACCCCATGAGCCGTCCGGGTTCTTGACCCTGTTGGAGCAGAGGATGCGGAACTGGATGTAGTTCTTGCCGTTCTTCGTGGTTCCGGCGTTGAACAGGTTGCCGTCCTTTTTGATTTTGACGATTCGTCCCACGAGGATGATGGTCGGAGTGCTCATTGCTTGTTCTCCTTGTCGTGTCGTGGATGGGTTTCGAGTCCGACCCATCCCTGCTGGTCTTCGGCTTTCATGTTTTTGAGACGGTCAGCCGTCTTGTGGCTGTTGGACGCTTCGACGTTGCACATGATCATGTGGCTTCGCGCGGCGGCGCAAGTGCTTTTGCCGCATTTACGGCAGTATGGGATGAGTCCCGTCTTGACTGGATCGTGACGCACGCAGTACGCGCACGTGCATCCGGCTCGTCTGGTGATGTTCAAAAGTTCGCCTCGCAGACCGCTTCCTTCGGCTGTTTGAGACCGAGGGTGCAGTAGTGGAGAGGCATGTCGTTTCGGACGCGTCTCTCGGACACGACCTCGCCACCAAACACCGGTACGAGTGGTGAATCCCATGGGTCCTTCATCTGTAAGTCGAAGTCCGGTCCCATGTAGGTGATGAGCTTCCACATGCCGCAACTGTTGAGGTGGTATAGGTTCGTCTTGTCCTTGTTGCGGTAGAAGCCCGGACGGGTCGGCAGTTTCTTCTCGCTGAGGCGTTCGAACGGGAATCGTTTCGAATGGCCGCTGCTGACGGCGAATGCCTCGGTGGTCTGCTGCAAGGCGTGCGGCGGAACGTTGCCGTGATGGTCCAGGATGGGCGTCCAAGTGTCGCCCGTGTGGAGCCATACGCTGCCGGTCGCGGCCTTGTAGAATCCGTTGGCCTTGGGAAGCTGCTTCTCCCACTCCTCGGCTTGGGTGTCGTCGGTTGGCTTGTCCTCGTCGGCGGTGGGGGTCTCGACCTTGACGAGCGTCGCCTTCCAATCGGAAACATCCAGCTCCACGCCGTCGTCGGGATTCTCTTCGATGGAGATGATCGTGTTCCAAGTGACGTTCAGGTCACGGTCGAATCTGATGGCCGGGCATAGGATTCCCTTATCGTCGTCACGGACGACGAAATACTCGTTGTCCGTGATGATGAGCGACAATGCCATGAGATCACGGAGCGCGGGATCGTCGCAGGCGAGCGCGTCGTCCATGTCGATGTGCTTCAGCTTGCCGGCGACATGCTGTACGCCTCCGACTTCGACGGTGACGGTCATGTTGGCTGTCGAGATTCTGAGCGCGTCGCCGTAGGTGAGTTTCTTCGGGTCGTATTTCATTGTGCTGCTCCTTGCTGCTGCATGTGCTTGTGGTATTCGTTGATGAATGTTTGTGCCTGCACTGCCGTGAGGCTCACGCTCGTGACCGTCTGGTCGTGGAGGATTTTCTGGATGAACGCGTCAGCTTCATCCGGTTTGATCTGGCAGGCGCGGAGGATGTCGGTGACTGTCTTCAACTGGTCGGGACTGGCGAGGCCATTGGGTGGAGCCTGGGCGGCGACCTGCTCCGGCTGGCCTTGACGGACCTGCGGAGCGTATTGGCGTGGCTTCTGTCGTGGCTGCTCGTCAACCACTTCGGCTTCGACCATTTCCTCTTCGGTCTCGTTGTTGGTCTGCTGCATCTCGTCGGTCGTGTACAGGCCGCTCAAATCCTGCGGGAACGCCTTGCGTAATGCGAGGGCTTCCGCGCATTTCGCGATCATGGTCACCGGTTTCGAAGCCCACATGCTGGTGGGGACCTGCCTGTGGAGATTCTTGTCGTAGCGGGTTCCGACGTATTCCCTGTAGAGGGCCACGCCGGTGAACTCGCCTTCGCCACGGCGGACGGTGACCTTCGCCGCGACCGGAGGGGTCTGGGCGATCCACACGTCATGCCAGACGCCATCCTCTCCACACCAGAGGGTTTCCGGTTCGCTGAACAGTTCATGGTTCCTGTCCGCCGCACGACGGGCGATGAGACGGAAACCGTCAATGCCGACTTGGATTGTCTGCTTGGAAACATATTCGTTGCCTTGCTTCTGACGGCGTTCGATCAGGTAGATTTGACGGCTGAAAGGGTCAAGTCCGGTACGCTGGCATTGGTGCAGGAACACCGCCAAGTCGGCTGGCTGCGCGTTCTGCACTCCAAGCTGGGACAGTGCCGCGAGCTGGGCGCGGCTCCAAGTGTCCTGCTCGTTGGTGATGGTAAGGCTTTTGCACATGGCTACTCTTCCTTGGCTGAAGTGAGCATCTGGAACATCTTCGGGACTATCTCGCTGGTGAACGCCTTGTCCGCGAATCCTCTCGTGGTGCGAAGCGTTACGGTCTGGGCGCGTCCCGGCTTGAACTCGACGCCGGGTGGGAGTTCGCCACCATGGTCAGCGATCATGGCTTTCAGATAGGCTTCCGACTTCGCTTCGGGGCGTGGCATCCACACGGCCTCCGCCGCATCGTTCCCACCGGGGATGAGGAACTTGCTGTCATGCAGCATGGCACCATACGCACGCTCGTCAACGACCTCGTAATGGCCTTCGGTGCCTTTGCTGAGACTGATTTCACCCGCATCCATTCCGGCGAACACGGCGTGCTCCTTATCGCCGCCGTCATGCGAGCGCCGCCATTCTTCCTTTGCGGCTTTGAGGGCTTCGGCGCTTCGTTTGTTCAGTGCGGTGAGTCCGGCGATGGTGGAGTTGAGTTCGTCGGGGCGGAGGCTGCTGAAGTCGTATTTGGGGGTGTTGGTCATTGTTGTTCCTTGGTTTGGTGTTCGATGGTGTCTACTGCGAGCTTGTAGAAGCTCACGTCGGTTTTGAGGGTTTGGTTCTCGTATTGGAGTCGTCTGTTTTCCGTGGCGAGTTTCCGGTTTTCGTTCCAGAGGGCGTGGATGGTGAGCGCGCAGTCGTCTAGGAAGTCGTCAACTTGGTTGGCGTCGTATCCCATGAATGGGAATGAGAGTCGGAATTGTCTGTCGCGCACGTCTTTCGGGGTGACTAGTCGTCTGGCGGTCATTGTTTGATCTCCTTTGCTTGGTCCTTGATTTCGTAGAATCGGAGTAGGAGTTCCTTCTTTGTGAAGAGTTTGTTTTGGCCGGATTGGTATCCGAGGAACCCGTACAGGTCTTCGAATGTTTTCTTTCCTACCTTCGTGAAGGCGATTGCCTCGTCTTTGGTGAGGATGCCGTCTTCGAAGATGATGGGTGCCGTCAATTTGTGTGTGCTCCTTCCTTGGATTGGTGGTTGGTGTAGGCGGGTTGCGGCATGACGCTGGACGGTTGGCTCGCAAAAGGGTGTGCGGGGCGACTGGGAAAATAAGGAAAACCAGTCTGGCCGACCATCGTTCCCGATGCGGGACGGAGAAAACCAAGTGAAAAACTTCGTCCCGATGGGTGGCGTTGACGTCATGCCGCTGGCGTCCAAGCGCGGATTCGGACCGCGAGCCGTTCGAGATCATCGTCGGATACCTTTGAGTACAGGAGAGGATGTGGTGTCTGGTTCGATTGGCGATGGTCTTGTGGTACGGTTCCTGTTCCCACTGTGTGGGCTTGGACGATTGCCGTGGCGGCGCGTGTATGCAAACGCTTGTGACGGTTCGTTTGGATGTGTTTCGCCACGGCATGGAACATCATGGGATGTTCCATCTTTGCCAGCCGGTGAACGTGGACATTCGATAAACGTCCAATTTTTCATTGTTTGATTGTTTATCGGAGTGGCTGGCGAAGCTTATGGGTCCCCATCCGGGTTGCAGGCGGATGGGGAAGAATCAGTTGTTGTCGGCGAGCGCCTTGGCGATTGCCGGCATACTTGAAGCGTTCAGTGGGATGAGCGGGAAGGCTGAATCTTGGAGGTATTCGACCAGCTGCTCCCAGTTAAGGTATCCACTGAACTTGTTGATATCGTAGGACAATTCACCCCAACGGTTGATTTTGCACATGACGGCAGGCGTGTTCGTCATGTATGACCATTCGCCGTCCGTGTCATGGAGAATCAGGTATGGTTTGCCGTCGCGTGGGATGAAGAAGCCATGCGACTGTGGTTCGGCTGGCAGTGGCTTTTTGTCAGGCTCGTCGTCGGAGTCGAGGCTGATGCCCATGACTTTGATGCGGTCGAAGAGGACGTGCAAGTAGTCTTGCATGATGTAGAGTTGGGCGACGGTCATGCCGCCAAGGCATTTCGGTTTGAACTCAAGCTCTCCCCTCTTGTATTTGGTGACGGCATCATCGAGTTTGCTGATGCGTTCCTTGAGTTCGTGGTATTCTTCGACCATGCGGGTCTTGTAATCGTCGTGTGCCTTGTAATCGTCTTCCATTACTGTCTCCTATCGTGATTGACCGTGAACGTCGGAAGCCCATTGGATGAACGCAGCCAGTTTCGATTCGGGAATCTCATACAATGTGCTCGTCTTTTTTTCGTCTTTTTCGACGATGGATGCGCCTTTCCGCTCGTTGATACGGAATACGCAGTGCCCACCCTCGTCAAGAACGAACTCATGCGGTGGTGCGGGAGGATTCAACAACGTCATGCCGCCACCTCCGCATCAAGCACTCGCTCGAAACTTTGTTCGGACAACCGCTGGTGGATAAGCGCCAATCCCTTGCGTGTCAGCTTAGGGGTCGGCGGATAGGCGAATGGCGTGCCATCCTTGTGGATTCCGTGGGAACGGGAGGACACCATGACCATATGGCCTTGCCTCACGCGACTTGACGCCGCGCACCACGACTGGTTGGACTGCCGGTAAATCCAACCGTTATCCACAAGCCATTGGCGCAGCTCATGCTCACCGATCTGAATGTTGGAATTGTTGCTTAGGAGTTTCGCTGCGTCACGGACAAGCAGAGCATCGGGAATGTTCGTGAAGTCATCCAACGCCTTGGCTTTCGGCTCCAGTTCCTTGACCTTCTCCTGCTCCTCCTTCAGCTTGGTGGCGAGCTGGATCAGGAAGTCCGGGCTGGTGAGTGCCTTGTCTAGAGTCTGCTGGGTCATGTATGCGCCATACTTGCGGATGGACGGCAGTACCTCGTGTGTCACCCAGCGTTGGAACTCCTTCGCCTCCGGCTTACGTGAGCGCATGATGAGCTTGTACAAGCCAGGCTCAGAGATGATGAGAGGCGCACGCCCCGGCTGATTCCAAACCTCCGAATTACGGAGGTTTGTGATTTCGTCATCATCAAGAGCTTCGCGGAGATGATTTGTGTCAATACCGAGGATGTCACATGCGTCCTTGGCGACGAACCATGGTCCGCCATTCTCGTCAGTCAGTGTGCGCAATGCCGCGCCCTTGAAGTCGAATCGTTGTATTTCAGTGTTCACTTGGAGTCTCCTAGTATTCGGCTGCTTCGATGCGGGTGATGAAGAAGTGGATGCCGGGGGCGCATTCTTTCCACCGGTTGGTGTCGAAGTCTTCGACGTGAATGGTTTCGCCTTTTTTGTACGTGAAGTCTGTGTCGTGTCCGCTATATGCCGTGGTGTCTGACGGGAGGCTGTTGCCTTGCTTGTCTTGCAGGTCGAGCACTCGCGCTGTGCTGGCGCGGCATTTGCGCCCCGTGGCGTTGGAGCGTTGCGCGTCGGCCGGGATGAGGAGCTTTACGATGACTGATTTCGGTAGCATTGTGCCGTCTGTCCATGCTTTTTTCCAGCCGATGATGTCGCCTTCGTCCGGAAGGATGCTGGTTTTGGCGATGCTGAGTTGTACATGGTTGGCATCGCGCAGGTTGGCACCGCGCAGGTCGGCACCGCGCAGGTCGGCGTAGCGCAGGTTGGCATCATGCAGGCAGTCATATCCATGTTCTTTGAGGATGGTTTCGATGTTGTCGCCTTTGAGAGTGCCGTGTGGTGTGCTGATTTTCATTGGTTGTCCTTTTGCTCGTTGGCGTTGTGTGGTGTGGTTAGGCGGTTTGTTTGATTTGGGCGATTTCTCCGGGTTGGAAGCCGAATGCTTTGTAGAGTCCTATGAGCATGAGTGGTGTGCATTCGTTGGTTTTTTTGGCTCTGGCTAGGACGCTTTCGCTGACTCCTATTGCTCCGGCGAAGGCTTCGTCTGTTTTGAGGCCGCTCATTTGTTTGGTTCGGTCTAGGAAGCCGTCTCGGAACTGCATTTTGTATTCAGCCATAAGTGATTCCTTTCGCAACCTTGAATTTCTTTTTGCAACTTGTGGTTACATCATGCAACAGGTTTTTTTATTTCGCAACTCGCTCGGCGTGTTGACTTGCAACCGCTTTGGTTGCATAATGAAACCATGAATAAAGAAACATGGTTCAAAGAAACAGTCCAAGGCGACACCATCGCCGAAGTAGCCCTCAAAGCGGGAATCATCAAGACAACCGCTTGGAGGCAATACAACAATGCCCTTGGGTTCAGCGCCGAGAACGTCATTCTTATTGCACGCGCCTACCACAAGTCCCCTGTAGAGGCTCTGGTTGAGTTCGGATATATAAGGGCCGACGAGATGACCAGCGGAGAAACCGTCGCGAGATTGCATGACGCTTCGGATGACGAGCTGCTTCAGGAACTCGCACGCCGTCTCAAGGAGAACGCGGACGCCGACTGGGTGAACAGTCCGATCATCTACCGTGACGAGTTCGACATGGCCGCGAACGACGATCCGAACGCGAGGCTTGAAGCCGAAACACCGGAAGACTGACGACAGCGATGAATATGGCGGCGGTATTCAATCATGATGCCGCCGCCTAATAATACGAAGGGAACAATGTCTCGAATCACCATCGACGTTTTGGAACGTCAGGCCGAGCACATGGGTTTGAAGGTTTTGGAATCCGATATTCCCGGCACTACCTGCGGATTGTATTGCGACCGGCTGCGGACGATATGGCTTGCCGACTGGTTGAACGACCGGCAGAGGCTCTGCACCCTATGCCACGAGCTTGTGCACGCGAAGTACCGTGATCTTGGCTGCGGCACGCGGTTCGGCGTGAAGTGCGAACGTAGGGCGCGGCGCGAGACGGCTTTGACGCTGATAAGCCCGGCCGAGTTTGCCATGTCCGAAGAGCTGTGGGACGGCGACACCTGGCATATGGCGGCGGAGTTGGACGTGACCATGCAGGTTCTCGCGGATTACAGGCAGATTCTCAAGGATGGCTTGTTTGCAAAACGCCCATGATTTATCAGCCGTCAATTGGGGGGATAATCCTTGTTGAGACATATTGCAGGAGAGCAAAGGAGAGCGTCATGGGTTTTCTTATCGTCATCGCGGCTGTGTCCGTCGGTCTCGCGGTGTTCGTTCTGTTGACGCAGATGGCCGTGAGAAACGGCATCCGCATGTCCGGCCTGATCGACTGGAAGACGCAGTACGAGTTGGAGCGTATGGAGGATGCCGGTGGCAGTCAGAAGCCGTTGGCTGAATTATATAAGAGCGTTGCCGAGTCTGAGGATGATGCAGACGAGGTGGAGCGCAAGGTGAAGGAGCAGGCGTTGAAGTACATTAACTCGCGTAATTCAACCCATGTGACGAACGCATGGATTTTCCTTGGCCTCGGCATCGTCCTGTGTGTAGTGGTCGTGCTCATCGCGGTGTCGTCGGACAGCATGATGTGACCGCATATAAAAAAAAACGGGGACATCCTTTCTATGAGGATGTCCCCGTTTTTTTATGTATCAGACGGCCACCGGTGCCTTGATCGCGGGCCATGGGTCATAGCCGGTCAGGTGGAAGTCGTCATACGTGTACGCGTCGATGCCAGACGCCTTGTCGATGCTCATATGCGGGTACGGGCGCGGCTCGCGTTCAAGCTGCTTCACGACCTGTTTCAGGTGGTTCCTGTAGATGTGGGTGTCTCCGCCCACCCAGATGAACCGTCCTGGCCTGTAGCCGGTCTGTTGGGCGACCATCATGGTCAGGAGCGCGTATTCCGCGATGTTGAACGGCACGCCGAGGAACATGTCGCAGGAACGCTGGTACAGCTGGCAGTCGAGCTTGTCGCCGCGCACATGGAACTGGAACAGGCAGTGGCATGGCGGCAATGCCATCCGGCTTAGGGATTCGACGTTCCAGCTGTTGACGATGATGCGTCGGGAGTGTGGGTCTTCGCGGATGGTCTCGATGGCGTTGGCGATCTGGTCGATGCCGCCGAGGTCGGTCGGCCAATTGCGCCACTGGCATCCGTAGACGGGTCCCAGATCGCCGTTGGCGTCCGCCCATTCGTCCCAGATGTGCACTCCGTGCTCCTGTAGCCAACGCACGTTGGTGTCGCCTCTAAGAAACCATAGAAGCTCGTAGATGACGCCTTTGATGAAGACCTTCTTGCTAGTGATGAGGGGGAAGGCTTTGGATAGGTCGAACTCCATGCGTGTGCCGAACAGGCTGATGGTGCCGACGCCGGTGCGGTCGTTGGACGGGACGCCGTTTTGGAGCACGTCGAGAAGGAGGTTCTCGTATTGGTATTCGCCGCTCCACTTGTGGAGGTGGTCGGCTTTGGAGAGGAACGCTTCTTGTTCTTCGGCGGATTCGGATTGCATTGTGGGCGGATTGTCCTTCGTGGTTGCGTTTGGGGAGATGGGCGGCGGGGAGATGCCGACCGGTCGCGGAGTGCCTGCTGGCGGTTTGTCAAGCCGTTTGGCTGGCTTATGACGCGATTTTAGCACGCGGACTTTCTTTTTGATGTGTTAATTACGAGCGAAGCGAGTAATTAAAACATTTTTTCTTTCTCGCAGGTTAAGTAAACTCTTGGGTTAATTCAAGTTCTTATAGGTTTACTTAATTCTAATATTATAAGAGTAGGTTTACTTACTAGTATTACCGTGTTTTTGCCGTTTTTTGGCCCGTTTTATGTGCTGAAAACGGCGTCGTTCCAACGTTTTCTCGATATTACGGGGGTTGCGGTCATTTGCGGTCACGCTGCGGTCACGCTGCGGTCACGCGTGACCGCAACACGCAAATTTGAAATCGTTGGAAAATGGCGGTTTTTATGTTACGAACATGTAACGAGAGTGTTAATTCGTGTAAAGGGGGTATGTTTTTGCGTGTTTTCGACACCGTGTCAACGGTATTTGTGTAGAGTTCGTGAAGTCTCACATAGTGAGACAACCATACCCCCTCACTGGGTTTTGTATAGTACGAATCATGAGGGCGTTCCCATGGTCGGGTTCACGGTCGAACGTCCATGATCTACGACCGCTGCGGTCTTTCCTTTCCGTTCTCTCCCCCGCTTCCGGGAGAGAATCGGCCTACCCTGATGGTCGCGGGCGCGGCCATGCGGGCAGCACGGTCGGCATCGAACGGTCGGAGGACGGCACGTTTCCGACACGCGTGAAACGCCGGTGCGCGATACGTATTCTCTCCTGTTCCCTCCGCGTTCTCCCCGCCCCTGTGATACGCCAGCGGCCCTACGGCGGACGACACCGACCATCCAACGGAGCGCCCACTGAACGCTTCATCGCCGTGTCGCGGCCCTTTTCTTGGTTTTTCTGTGATGACATGGCGAGTTTGTCTGAGAATCGGAGAGAACATCCGCCTCTCACTCCCCTGACGGCTCCTCCGATT